ACGATTTAAGAGAGTGACCTAATTTTGAAATTTTCTATTGTTTTTGGTTTTAGATTGAAAGAAATTCATCAAAGAACTAAAGAACGCTCTGGAAACCAAAACTTTGGTACCCAGCACCCAACGCAGCAACGGCACTAAAGAAGTACGGAACGAGGTAGCGGGCTGTTGGGTAATAAGTCTTGAAATCCTTAAGTGGGAGGTTGATGTCCCACCGGGCGTACTTGCCCGCAGTAGACAGTTCACTCTGCGTGACTGGGCCAGCAGTAGTGATGGTTCTAGGCATAGAGTGTACCACCCCCAAGTACGAACCGAAAGAATCAAAGATCGCAACAACAGTGTTGAGAAGATTGGTTCCGATGATCGAGGCGGGAGTGACACCAGCGATGGCAGCTTGCGCAACCATGCGGAGGGCACCCTTGAAATCCATCTTAGAAATGTCTAACCCGTCTTTGAGTTGTTGGAGTGAACCACCAAGCGACAAAGAAAAGTTGGGGCAACCGGCAACGCCAGAACTCACTTTGGTGACTGGGCCGTTGCCTGCGAACGTGTCGGTGATGTTTTGCGGTCCCCAGTACACAGCGCCACTAGCTGTGGTCAGGTCAGTAACGGCTGTGCTCTGGGAGATGGGAACGTCCTGAATGATGTCCTCATCCAAAACAGGCGTAACGAGCTCGATGTCATACTCAACCCATATATCAATGAGACACCCAGTGGTTGGTGTATGAAAACCAATCATTAGATAGCCCCCAAACATGGTGCGGGATTCAACATTGAGTCCACGCTGCGTGAATGACACAAAGCGGTATGGCATGTCTCGGTGCAAGGCATTAGGATCACAGGACATAGAGCTCGACTGCCACACGGGTGCTTCCACAGCAGTGACATTGGCCATGAAGTTCTGTTGACTAAGGGCAACAGCGTCATCATAGTCATAGTCAACTGCGGCGTAGTAGCGCCCAGCTGTGGTAGTAGCATTCGAGGGTACAAATTCAAACTTCAGTGAATGGAACCGAAACCGTTCATAACACTTAGCCATCCCACTCAACCACGGAAACATAGTGGAGCAACTGGGATTAAAATCATACCCGGGAATGTTCTGAGATAATGGGGTTACAGTGAAAGTGTTCACAGTGGACCCATTACTCGCAGTACCGACAAACTCGCGACGATGAATTCTTATCGAGTTGGTGGATTTCCCGAAAACCGGTCCGGTGGGCCGAGTGACACCGCTAAGAGCCACAGGCACACCTTGAGCGCGAGAAACACCACCACGAGAAACAGTTTTAGAATTTTTCTGATTTTTATTCTTGTTCATGTTTTGTATTGGATACCGGAAACACCACCGGGACTGTTCATCCCACCCCATCAATAGTTATTGTGATCTCCGTGCAGTCTCTAGACCATCCGCTTGCGCTTGGTACGGTTAGATTAAGGCAGCGTGGCCACCGTTTTGGAGGTTAAAGGGGGGAACCCAATGTCAGAACATCAGTGAAACTGCGGGCCCGGCATGCAGTATACCGTTCCCAGGCTGCAACTTGCTGTATTTTACTTCAAGACATCTCTGTACGTCTGGTGGTATGCCAAAAGCTAGAGCGAAACTGGCCCGTGCCTGCCAGGTCACCTCACCCATGTTATCAACTCCATGGGCTAGGCGACCTAATCCGCTCTCGTCTATGGGCCCACGTACGTGGGCACGCAACCCAGCTGTTACGTGTTCAGGTGCGATAGCGCGACGTAAACAAGCGTAAAAACTGGACCACACTGGCATATTGCCATACGCAGCGAGGCCTGACACACCGAGTTCATGCAGATACGCACGATACTCCTTGTCAGACCAACGACGAAGGATGGTGACATCCTTAGAGATGGCG